GGAACTTATTACAAAGGACTTGTACAGCTCAGAGAAACAATGTACTGGGAACCTAGCACCTTACATGGCAACTTCAACCAAACAAGAGCACAAACAGGACGACTTAGTAGTAGTAAGCCAAACTTGCAAAACTTCGCCTCTGATTTACAAGACATCTTCGTAAGCAGATATAATGACTAAAGAACTACAAGAACAAGAAACAATTGATGTATTGGTTGGGCTAGCTTCCCTAATTCAGGAGCGAGGAGCCAAACCAGTTGCATTTCTGTTTCAACAATATTACCCCAACTACTTCCTAAAACTACGAGAGGCAGCAAATGCATTCCCAGAGAAAACTGTGGCAGCTTTGTTGAAAGCGTAATGTTAATACAATGTGATGCAAGTCAGCTGGAATGGAGGACAGTTTTAGAGCTGTCTAAAGACCAAGTTGGCATTGACGAAATTTTAAAAGGAGAAGATACCCATTCAAAAAATCAAGAAGCATTCAATTTACCTTCACGCCTCATTGCTAAAATTTTCCTCTTTCGTACTATTTTTCGTGGGAGCGGGTGGAGCTTCGCTAATGACCCTGACTTTATGCATGTCTCTACTGATGCGAAGTTTTGGGAAGGGATGAATCAGAAATTTTATGCCAAGTACAACGGCATTGACAAGCAACACCAACGCTGGAAAGACCAGGTTGTAGCAGGTAAGCTACTTACAGGTCCTTTTGGACGAACATGGAAGCTTGACATGGCAAGAGATTACAAGGGAGAGCTAAAGATACCTTGGACAACTCTGGTAAACTATCCAGTGCAGGGTACAGGAGCTGACATTATGATGATGGCTAGGCTAATGGCATACAAGCGCATTAAGCAGGCTAACATTCCGTGTGACTTCATATCAACTGTACACGATTCCATTGTAGTTGACACACGACAGGCTCATTTAGAACAGCTTAAAGACCTCTTTGATGAGGTGTTTAGAGACATTCCTACACAAATTAAGAAGGTGTTTGGGTATAGCTGGGTTGTACCTATGGAATGTGAGAGTAAGTATGGACCAAACATGAAAGAGATGAATAAGTTTTCATAGAAAGCTTGACACATAAACAATAGTGTGTTATACTATTGTTATAGCCTAACAAATTAACAACAAGAAAATTAATGAACATTACAATTTTATCAACAGACATTAAAACAGTACCAACAGCCAAGGGCAGCTATCAAGTAGCTGACATTGCCTATAAGAACAACACCTTTCAAGGCAAGGTTGAAGGAAAGAAAGTTATGAGTTTTGGAGCAACTACCAATGCCTTTAAGGTATTAGCAGAAGCAGTGAGTGGTGACACTTTCAATGTAACTGTAGTAAAGAATGATAAGGGATACAATGACTGGACACAGTTGGTTCGAGCTGAAGCCGGGGCAGCAGCTCCCGCTGCATCTACCAGTGGGGCAGCAAGTAAACCCACAACACCTACAAAGACAACCTATGAAACTCCGGAGGAGCGGGCGCAGCGTCAAGTGCTCATTGTCCGTCAGTCTAGTATTAGTAGTGCTGTCGCTATGCTGTGCGCTGGTGCTAAGACACCTCCCTCATTAGAGGCTGTTCTAGCCACTGCTAAAGCCTTTGAGGCCTATGTGTTTGGACAGGAAGAGACAGCTTCTGATTTCTCAGACAACGAGTTTCCTGACGTAGAATGATGAAACTTTCAGTAGAACCCCTTTTACGACTCTCTCCAAATGAGTTATTCACTGCATTAACAGAGATGGCCTTTTGGTATAGAGACAATAAGGATAAAAGTCCTCCAGATGCTTTTGAATTCAATCCAAAACACCATGCATGTGTCAACAGTATGACCATTGTTTCTTACAATGGAGAGGCTATGTTTAGAATGGAACAGAAAGATTCAAAGGGAGGGCCTTTAATTCCCTCACGAAAGTGGTTTTAGCTAGTTTTGAGTGTTCATGCCAAAGAATAGTAGCTTAGTCACCTACAATCTCCTAGTGTAAGGGAAGAATAGCGGTGTCATTTAAGAGAAACCTAAGAAGAGTGACAATCTTCCGTGGCTTTTTGATTACTAAAGTTTTACACACACTCACCCCAAAACACTACCATCATCTAACTGAGCAAGAGGGTTGTTTCTACAACTCAATACGGGTTCAAATCCCGCTGGTAGTACCTTATAAAAACATTATGCCATTAAATAAAAAGAAAACCAAACAAGCGTTTGAGCAAAACATCAAAACGGAAGTGAAAGCAGGCAAGCCAGTTAAACAGGCTGTTGCCATTGCCTATTCCGTAAAGAAAGAAAAGAAGAAATGACAACTGCCCTAATTGACGCAGACATTGTAGCCTATCGCTGTGCTGCAAGCTGTGAGAAGCAGGGAGTTGTTACAGAAGACTCATGGGTGGCTTTAAAGCGTATAGACGAGCTTATGCAACGCATCATTGAGGCAACTAAGGCAGATAGCTACAAAGCGTTTCTAACGGGTTCTGATAACTTCCGTTATGAATACAATCCAGAATATAAAGCCAATCGAAAGGACACACGACGACCTGAGTGGTTGCAACAAGCGCGTGAACATTTAGTTATACGCTACAACGCAACTGTTGAGGATGGGCAAGAGGCTGACGATGCCTTGGGAATTACTCAGTGTCATAACCAAAATACCATCATTGCTTCAATTGATAAAGACCTTTTGATGATACCTGGAAAGCATTACAACTTTGTCAAGGATGAGCATAGGGAAATTAATGAACTTGAGGCTATTCGTCATTTCTACTGGCAGCTAATTATGGGAGACAAGACAGACAACATTATGGGGTTTGACGGACTTGCTAGACAAACAGTTCCTAAGAAGCTTGAATGGGCTATGGCAGAGCTAGCCGATTGTCTTAATGAATCTATGATGTTTGAACTGGTACGTGGTATGTACAACGATGACGAACGTGTGTTGATGAACGGTCGGTGCTTATGGATACGACGTCAAGAAGGAGAAGTATGGCAATTTCCGAGTTGATGTACAACTCAGGTACATGGACAGCAGCTCGTTATCGAAGCTTCATAACCTCCACTCTTAGGGCAGGCTCACGACGATGGCCGCCCAAGTTTGAGACACTTAATGAAGCTAAGACAGAGAAGAAAGTGAATAAGTCTACAGGACGTGTAGCACAGCATTACAGGTGCTTTGCTTGCAACGACGACTATCCAGCTAAGGATGTACAGGTTGACCACATTAAACCCATTGTAGACCCCAAGAAAGGCTTCCAAACATGGGACCTATTCATTGCCAATTTATTCTGTGAGAAAGACAACCTGCAAGTATTATGCAAAACCTGTCACACAGAGAAGACCAACCTAGAGAAGGAAACTAAAAAGAAATATGCAAGTAAATAAAGCAATACAAACAAAAGAAGGAACTATTCAGTTTGAGGGAGAACTGGAGGGTGCTGAATTAGACAAGGTGCTAGAGGTTGGACTCACTGTACTTGTGCAAATGGGAGTGCTAAAGCCCAAGACAGCTCCTAAAAGCCCTATTATCGGAGCCTAAATGACTAGACACATCGTTATCCCAGACGTACAGGCCAAGCCTGGCGTCGATTTCTCCTATTTACGAAACATCGGACGTTACATTGTAGAGAAGAAGCCAGAAGTAGTTGTCTGCATAGGAGATTTTGCTGACATGCCCTCTCTCTCTTCCTATGACGTAGGTAAGAAAAGCTTTGAAGGACGCCGTTATGTTAAAGACATTGAAGCTACACACGAGGCAATGGACATGCTCCTTAGCCCTTTGCGTGAGTTTAATGAAAAGGCTAGGAAAAACAAACACACACAATATCACCCACAACTACATTTAACATTAGGAAACCATGAGCATCGAATTAATAGAGCAGTTGACGAAGACCCGAAGCTCGATGGGGTATTGTCGGTGGATGACCTACGTTATCGTGAGTTTGGCTGGACAGTGCATCCTTTCCTTGATGTGGTCACTGTTGATGGCATTGCTTATTCTCATTATTTTACCACTGGGCTTATGGGTAGGCCTGTCACAACTGCTGCAGCATGTTTGGCTAAGAAACATATGTCCTGTATTCAGGGGCATCAACAAGGTTTACAAATCGCTACAGGGCATAAAGCCAGTGGCGAGCTACTAACCTCTGTCATTGCAGGTAGTTGCTACGAGCATAACGAAGACTATATGAGTAGTCAAGGTAACAATCACTGGCGTGGTTTCTTGGTTCTTAATGATGTACAAGATGGAGAGTTTGACCTAATGCCTCTGTCTCTACGTTATATCAATAAGAGGTATTCTTTAAAGGATAAAGAATGATTTCAGAAGTAGACATCAAAGATTGGACAGCAGATATGAAGCCAGTTGATACAGTTAATCATCCACCACATTATACACAAGGAGGAGTTGAATGCATTGTAGCAATTCAAGCAGCTCTTTCTCCTGCTGAGTTTCGTGGCTACTGTAAAGGCAATGCTCTTAAATACGTATGGCGTGAGCAGCATAAGGCAGGCATTGAAAGCTTACAAAAAGCTCAATGGTATTTAAACAAACTAATTGAGGTGCCAGTTGCTTGACGAACTAATAGATTTAATTGCGGCTAAACTAGATGTTACGGAGTTCTTAGACATTATTGGTTATGAACTTCCTGACATTTTACACAAGTTTGAGGAGGAAATTAATGGGTTTGCCAATGAACTTGAGGCTGCCTGTCGTTAGTGAACGTATGTGTGCGACACATCGTATGTGGAAGAAGAAGGGACAATGTTCCCTTTGTTATGAAGCAGAACGACAGCTAAGAATAAAGAATGAACAACTAGGCGGGAGCAACCATCCTCCCGTCGTTATAAGGACAATATGAGTTTTAGAAACGGATTTGGAGAGAACATCTTCCGGTACAAATATGCACAAGGACCAGCAGACACATGGGAGAAAATGTCTGAGCGTTTGGTTGAGGATGTGTGTGGTACACGAGAAGGTACAGTGCAAGCACTTATGTCAGATGAAGACCGCAAGCAGCTTACACAATATATTAAGGAAATGAAATTTTTGCCTGGAGGTCGTTACCTCTATTACGCAGGACGTCCTTATAAGGCCTATAACAACTGTTATTTGCTACGAGCAGAAGAAGATACACGAGAAGAATGGAGCAATGTTACATGGCGTGCTATGAGCTGTTTAATGACTGGAGGCGGCATTGGAATTGACTATTCACGACTTCGCGCTGCAGGGAAAACTCTTGGACGAACAGGGGGCACTTCTAGTGGCCCAATCCCTCTTATGCATGCAATTAACGAAATCGGACGAAACGTTATGCAAGGCGGCTCGAGACGTTCAGCAATCTATGCAAGTCTTAATTGGCAACATGAAGATATTAAAGACTTTCTTGTGGTTAAGAACTGGACCGATGATGTAAAAGCACGTAAGCTTGCAGATTTCAATTCTCCTGCAGCGTTGGACATGACTAACATCTCTGTCAATTATGACGATGCTTCATTAGTTGGGGGACTTGAGAACAACCCAGTTTTTCAGCAAAACTGTCGTCAAGCATTGGAAACAGGAGAACCGGGCTTCTCGTTCAACTTTGGAGATAAACAAAATGAAACCCTTCGCAATGCTTGCACCGAGGTTACGAGCGAAGATGACTCTGACGTATGCAATCTTGGCAGCGTCAATCTTGGAAATATCGAAAGTTTGGAAGAGTTCAAATCTATTGTTTGTCTCGCGTCCAAATTCCTTGTATGCGGAACTCTTCGGGCCGACCTCCCATACGATAAGGTATATAAAGTTCGAGAGAAAAACCGAAGACTGGGCCTTGGACTCATGGGCATCCACGAATGGCTCTTAAAGAAAGGAAGCCAATATGAAGTTACACCAGAACTACACAAATGGCTAGAGGTTTATCGGGATGAGTCTAAACGAGCTGCTGATGAGCACTGCGACAGATTTTACATATCTCACCCAGTTGCCTACCGAGCAATTGCCCCCACAGGTTCAATTGGCATTCTTGCTGGTACTACTACTGGTATTGAGCCTTTGTTTGCTGTGGCCTACAAACGACGCTTCCTCACGGAAGGAACCAAATGGAAATATCAATTTGTCGTTGATGGAACAGCAAAACTCTTAATTGACAAGTATGGAGTTGACCCCAATAAAATTCAAAGTGCAATTGACCTAAGTGAAAATTATGAGCAACGAATCAAGTTCCAAGCAGACATTCAAGATTATGTTGACATGTCAATTAGCTCCACGATTAATCTTCCTGCTTGGGGGACAAAAGGCAATTCAGAACAGGGAGTTAAAGGATTTACAGAAGTCCTTGCTAAGTATGCTCCTAGACTCCGTGGGTTTACGTGTTACCCAGATGGAAGTAGAGGAGGTCAACCCCTAACCTCAGTTTCCTATGAAGAAGCAATGAAGCATAAGGATGTTATTTATGAAGAGTTAGATTTGTGTGACATCACTGGAAAGGGAGGTAGCTGTGGAAGTTGATTGTATTATTTACACAGGGTGTATAGGCAATAGTGGTTATGGGTTAGACTATGACCCAGACACGAAGAAAACTATTTCTGCTCATAGACTAGCTTTTAAATTAGCAAACGGATATTTGCCCAAAGTAGTAATGCATCTTTGTGATGTACCAACTTGTGTAAATCCTTTACATTTAAAAGGAGGGACCCAATCAGATAATATTAAAGACTGTGTTGCTAAAGGCAGATACCCCTTCACTAGACGTTCTCTAAACCAGGAGCAGGTATTGTTTATTTATGATTCTTCTGAGACTCAACGAAAATTAGCAAGTCTCTTTGATGTTGACCAGAAGACTGTCTATAATATTAAGCATGGTCTCTGTTATAAAGAGTATACAGGTCACGGCGGAAGTTGTGGTGTGTAAGTAGTCTGTAAAAGACAGACATAAAAAAGCCCCCTTGGAGCACTTTAATTAGTGTTTCCTTGGGGGCTTTTGTCGTTTATGGTAGGTTTATTTTGACAGGTCTACGAACATTTCCTATATATTTAGAGAATAGTATCTCACCTAGTGCTCCAGGAGAACCTCCATATTTAGCTAAAATTTCTTTTAGTTTAGTTTGGTCGTCTATATTTTTATAAACAGCTTCATGCCCTTTAGTAGAGAATCCGTAAGAATCTTCTACATAAGGTTTTCCACCATTTTCATAATATTTAGCACTTCCTAAAGTAGAGGCTAATCTAAAAGCAGGGTCAGTATAGCTTTGTTCTATAGCAGAGGCCCAGTTTTGTGCTGTGGGAGCAGCATATTCCTTGCTCTTTATGGGATAGTCTCCATAACCAAAAGAAGTCTTATCTCTAGTAGATGCAAAAGAATCAACTGCTTTTTTAGCACTATTAACATACTCATTATAAGGAATAGTAGTATTCATAGTGTCGAAGGTCATTCCCAGAGCAGGACTTTTTAAATATTCCTGTTCTGTGACAGAACTTGCTTGTCTATACTTAGCCTCTTCCCTTAAATTTTCTGCTTTTCTATTAGCAATAGTTTCTTTTAACGTTGCAAGCTCTTCTGCCGAAAAGTCTTTTTCTGTTATAGAATTTCTATTACCTGCTACTGTTTCTATAAAGGTTCTAGCATTAACTGGAAGAAGCTGCCGATAGAGGTCTTGCAATGAAAAATCCATTACATTCCTTTAAACTGAGTTTTTTCACTCATACGCCTACCAACTATCTCAGGAGGTATGTGCCATTTGTCAAACTCAGCAGTTGCTTCTTTGATGAGTCCTAGGTTGATGAGCTTCTTCATTGTACTCTTGTTGAAGGCTGTAACACCAACATTAAAAACAAACGAAACTAGCGCATCAAACTGGTTTTGGCTAAGAGGGTAGGTTATGGTGTTTACAGCGTCTTCTGCGGCCTTTAAAGCCCTTCCTAGGGCTGCTTTAACCTGCTGGTCTGTCCACACCACTCCCTCATACACATCTGGTCCAGTACAGCCCACCCCACAGGTCCAAATTCCTTTGGTGTCCTTGTAGGCTTTGTTACGACAACCTTCTCGCTGTACAATGGCAGCTATTCCTTGATCTGAAGTTTTCACTGAGCTCTCCGTTTAAGTTTATAGGCACCTGCTAAACCTCCATTTGAGTATTTTAGAAGTAGTCGCTGACGCTCATCTGTGTTTAAATTAATACCAGCATCCGTAATAGCTTTAAGGTATTTATCAGGAGTTCCCTCATATTCTACATACTTCTGCATTTGTTTTTCTACATACCCAGAAGTAAGTTTTCCATGAGAATTTGCCATTTCCTCTGTTAAAGTATTAACAATAGAAGTTTGAGCATCTGTATAGAACTTATCTGCTCTATTTTGAGCATAGTTTTGTGCAGAAAGACGAGACTCATTAGAACCCCTAAATCCTAAAGAACGTGCTGTTTTATCAGCCTCCTTTAGGGTGACAGTGGTTTTACCTTTTTTGTTTAAAACTCTCTCTTCTCCATTAGGAGAGGTTTGAGTTAACATTCCCATATGCTGCATAGCAATTTGAGTAGGTTTGCCACCAGCTTCTTTAATGAGTTGTTTAACATTCCATTCACTAGGATTGGTAGCTAAGTCCACAGCAGCTTCTCCTATAGCATAAGGCTTGCCCATACCACCAGTCATACCTGGCATATGAAAGCCTTGTCCAACACTACCACTTAAATCTATACCAGCAAACGCAGCAGCACCCATAGCAAACATATCTCCTACATTATTTTCAGGATGTTTCTTATTAAGGTCATCTGCATAATCTAATACTTCTTTATCTAAAGTAGTAGGCTTTCCCCATAAACCTGACAAGTGTGTAACTGCAAAGTTGGCATCTTGATACCCATACATACCCTTAATACCAGCAAATGCAAATGTGGCCGCTAAAGCAGCTCCAAATGCCTTATACTGTCCATTATCTTTCCATTCTCTAGCCAATAAAGTTATAAGACCTTTTTGATGTAGAGGATAGGAAGTTAAGTTGCGAGTAATACCACCAAACATACCCATAGTGTTGTGTACTTTAGCTTGTTCGTGATGACGATAGTCTCCCATAGCAAGGTCGGTGAGTTGTCTAGCCATTGGAAAAAGTTGAGGGTCATTCTCAAAACCTGCCTGTTTCAACATATGAGACATAGTAGCGTATACAGCAGCCCTTGGGGCTCCTTCAATGGCAGCTCCAACTGGCGCATCCAGAACTTGACTCTTATAATGCCCAAAACCTTTATTAGTATGTGGAGACTCTACAATGAGTTGGCCACTGACTTGTCCATGAGCTTTTCCATAATCCCACATTGCCGTATCAAACTTATCTAATTTAATTCCAAAGGCAGGAGCAGCTTTATATTTTAAACCTGACCACACACCTTTAGTAACTAAATCAGACCACCCTGTAGGGTCAATATTTACATCTAAGCCTTTCTGTTTCATATAGGCTTTAATAATAGGCATTGACATTTCAGGCTGTAAGATGTTAGCTAACCAATAACTAGGATTGATTGTAAAAAACATAGCATTCGTAGCAGCTCGAATGTTATGAATACTACCTCTTAAAGCTCCAGGACCTATACCAGCAGCATCTCCCATTTGTCCAATCCAGTTGTCTAGCTGTTGACCAGATTTAGAGGGATTTTTACCCATAGCATTTTCAAGGTACTCTCTAGTAGACTCAATAGCACGTTTTTGTGATTGCTGAATAGAGGGTTCGGAGAGCACTTTATTAATGTCTAGGGCAGCTTCTGACAAGTGAGCCCATTTAGACATAACCTGAGTGCCACGAACTTGAATGTCAATGAAGTCGTCTGCATTTTCGTGAGCTATATCCTCAGCAGTTTTCTTTTTACCATACCAAGTACGTTCACCTTCTAACCAGGGCTTGTCTCCTTGCATTCCCTCAATGCCCTTTTTCCCTTTAGCATGTTTAGCACCGCCTAGGGAGTTGTAGGTTTCATTGGTTAAATCTGCCTCTAATGCTTTACCAAACTCAGCAATGTTAGGATTGTTATCAGACAATAACATTAAAGCTTCTTGTAAAGAATCACCTGTCTGTTTACGAGCATGTACCCCATTGTATTTCTCTTCAGTTACTTTCCATTCAGGATGAGTCTCAAGAATACGAGAAACACGTCTATCTAATGTTTTACGAAAGTTTGAGCCAAGAATACCAACAACTTCTTTAGTGACATTACCAGAAGCATCTATGATTTCTTTATAAAAAAGACGTTTAAAGTTACCATCAGCCATGCCTAAAACATAACCAATATAAGGTTCTACAGGAGGTTTTCCGGCAGCAGCACGTGCTTTATTTAAAGATTCAAAATTGCTCTTATGTACTTCTTTTAATGCAGTAACAGCTGTAATTTGAGTTTCTGTAAACCCATTAGCATGCAGAATTTCAGGAGATAGTTCAACTTTCTCTTTCATTGCTGAAACGAGAACAGAAGAAACTTCTGTTTTCTCATTACGAGACATTTCACGCCAAGCTGGAGCAAGCTTCTCATCAATCAGTTGTTTTGTTTGTACTGTTGAGGCATCAACAGCATCAGATAAACGATTATGAGCAAACTTTTGAATTACATTGTTTGTTTTAAGTTTTTCAAACAAGAAGCCTTTGGTAAACATACCAACAGCTTTCCCCATAGTTTTAGAACCTAGTAAAGAACGCTCATCAATGTCAGGCGTGTTTTGTGCTTGTGCTATAACTTCATCAGGAGTATGTGCATCGCGTGAAAGTTCAGGAAGAATATCTCCTAGAGTTTTGTTTACTTGTTCTGTCTCTGCTTTTTTAGAGAAATCTATTTTAGGTTCTGTTTTAGTGCTTCCCACCCAAATAGCCCCACGCTGTCCTTTTAGCTTATTAGGATTTTTGTTTAGGTTTACTTTAGCAGCAGTTACAGTTTTTTCTGCTCGTGTTACAGCAGCCTGTGCCTGTTTTAAGGCTACAGGACTAGCATCTCCGTTCGCTACCTTTTCTTGTACTGCTATTACTTTTTCCTGTGCAGCTTCTAATTTCTTTTCTGCTGCAGCTACCACAGGATGCCCTGGTTCCGATGAAACAGAAGGAGTAGTGTCCGTATGTGTAGTAGGCCATCCAGTAGACTCCTGACGAGTTCGTTCCGCTACAGAAAGGTCTCTAGTAGCCTGTGTATGTACTTCTTGCTGTAAAGCTGCTTGACGTTCGTCTAACACTTGCTGTGCTGTTTTTTGTCTCTCCTCTGAAGCTCTACTAGCTTCTGTAGCTGCCATAGTTTCTTCAGCTTTAGCTTTGGCCAATGCCTCTGCTTCTGGGCTACTTCTTACTTCTTTAGCAACCTCATTACCTATAGCTAAAGGAGGCTTCGCATTTTCAGCTTCTTGTTTAGCATCTTTAATGATGTTTTCTACTTTAGTTTTAGAAACTGTAGGTTCTGTTCGTAAAGAAGGAAAAGCTTTTTTAGCTAAAGACGTAGGGGTAGCTGCAATGCCCTGAAAAGCTCCAGCCATAGCTACATGTTTTGGATTGATTTCTCCATTTTGTATTAGTTCAGTACCAGCTTCAATACCAGCACCCATACCC